CTGAGGTACTGGAAGAAGCTGCTAAGAAGAGCGGTGATAAGAACCTATTGAGAGACATAAAAAAGGCGAACGCTGACTGGAAATACATGGCTAACACGTATGATGATTCACTGATATCCAAGATCAGGGAATCAAGTCCAGAGAATGTCTTTGAATTGTTTGGCAAGGGTAGTATCGATGACCTCCTGTCCATACAAAAAGAACTGCCTGTAGAAATATGGAATGAACTTCGCTCAAAGTTGCTATCCGAGGCTTTCGATAGAGCTACTTCAGGAGAAACAACCAGCGTACTTGGATTAACTGACGACGTGGCGGCGATGTCAGGAATAAAACAAGGTAATAGAGCGGACGTGAAGTTTAATCCAGCGAGTATGGACAAATGGCAAGAAAACGTCATTGGGAAAGATCGGATCAGCAAATTATTTAGTGACGCAGAGCAGACCGAGATCAATGCTATTATAAAAAGGTCTAAGCAGGTCTTTGGCCCTGGATCACAGTCTGGAAATGCCCTTGCGTTTCTAGCGACAAGCCTGAACGTAGGAATGCTAGTTGGTGCATTCTCCAATCCTGCCATTGCGTTAGGAACCGCTGGAGGGACTTGGGTTCTCTCTAAGATGATGACAACCAAACTCGGTAGAAGCCGATTGCTTGATGAGCTTGGCGAACTATCTCGGAGAAAGAACGCCCCTGGCGTAGCATCAACCCTGTCCCTACCGGTTGCGCCGGATCGCTTTAGAGGCCAGGAAGAGCGCCCCGTCCCGACTATGGGCGATATAATACGGTAGCCATGATTATGGGATCTCCAGAAAGCGATAGGAAACTCTTATGGCAGGCACGCTAACACCGACCCCGTATCAGACCGTGCTAGACACGACCGGCGTAGCCGTGCCCGGCGCAAAGATCTACACGTATGTCTCAGGTACGACGACGAACGCCACCACGTATACGACCAGTGCGCTCGATGTCGCCAATGCGAACCCCATCGTGGCGGATTCAGCAGGTCGATATGTCGCCTACCTCGCCTCGGGCGGGAACTACCGATTCATTATCAAGACAAGCGCGGGTGTCACCATTGACGATCAGGACAATATCCTGTCAGTCCCTGGAAGCTCTGCGAACCTCGACATCGAAGGCACCGTGGGAGAGGCGGTCACGGCAGGCCAAGTGGTCTACATGAGTTCTGGTGGTGAGACTCCCGCATTGACGAAGGGTTCGTGGTATCTCACCGACTCCGACGCCACGGCCACGTCTACATTGCCCCAGTCTGTCGGGATGGTAGTGAGCGCCATCGCCATTAACCAGTCGGGGACGATCAGGCTTGCAGGTGTCGCCACAACGGCCTCATCGGTTGTAAAGGGCACCACGTATTACATCACGACCACGCCCGGTGCCATCTCTACGAGCGCGCCGTCCAACAGCCGGGTAGTTGGTGTGGCGAATACGACAACCTCGCTAATACTGGCCGCAACCGCAGCCGTCGTGGCGACATTACCGAATCCGATTACGCAGGATCTGCTCTTTACTGACAACACCTACGACATCGGCAAGGCTGGCGCGTCTCGACCAAGGGACGGGTTTTTCAGTCGCAATACCGTTGTTGGTGGGACGCTTGGAGTAACGGGGGCTGTCACGCTGAGCGGGGGACTGAACACGCCGCTTGTTGTCGCGCAGGGCGGATCAGGGGTTGCGTCACTAACAGCCGCGAGCGTACTGGTCGGCGCGGGCACAGGCAATGTTGCGTTCGTTGCGCCGTCCACGGCAGGGAATGTCCTTACGAGTGCGGGCGGTAATTGGACGAGTGCAGCCGTGGCCGTCGTAGAGCTAACTGACTATCTTCAAATTGAGGCGATGGTGAATTAATGGCGAACGCAACAGCGATGATCCCGTTTTCCGGCAGCACGCAGGGACTGGGTATTAAAGTAGTCGGAACCGACACGTCTGGTGCCACTACGGTACATGCGACTGGAACCTCCGCTACCATAATAAATAGGCTCTCCATATGGGCGTACAACGGACACTCCGCAGATGTGGTGCTGACAGTTGAGTTTGGAGGGGTCACGGTTCCAGACAACGTAATTGTGCAAACCATCACCGTAAAAAGTGGACTCACGCTGGTCGTAGACGGATTGATCTTACTTGGTTCAGGGTCCGCAGCTTTGACGGTGAAGGCTTTTGCTGCGACGGCAAACGTTATAGTCCTGTCTGGTTATGTGATGCACATCACGCCTTAGTTGGAGAGGGAAAAAGATGAAATCTGGCGCAACACCGCAGCAAATGTGGACGCAAGTCCCGACCGCGAATAAGATCGCGAGCGTTATCAAGAGTATCCAGCGCGGGACGGCTGTTATTGCCGGCGGGCAAAGCACTCAGGCGGTGACGGTGTCATCCGTCGATACTGCAAAGTCATTGCTGAGCACTCTTGGCGATATCTTTCTGACGACATGGAACGGCGCTGACGGCCGAGGATATCTTGTGCTGACTAATTCGACAACCATCACCGCAACGCGATACGGAACAAGCGCGTACACGCTCACGTTTTCATATGAGCTGGTTGAGTACTTCTAAGGGAGTTAGGCTATGCGACAATTACAAACCAAAAAGTCAGACTACATCGCCTACTCAGAGTGGAACGGAGACGGGCCGACTGGTCCGATAGCGCCCGACGACTCGTTTTGCTTCGTGGACGTGACCGACACGCCGGACGCGCAATTAGGTGGGACATATAATCCAGCAGATGATAGCTGGTCTGCTCCGCCCCCGCCCGTGACGGTATTGCGTATCAAAAAGACTGACTTCCTGAACATCCTCACACCGGATGAATATGTCGCGATGCTCGGGCCGCAGACGGACTCGACAATGGCCTGGGGGGTGGGACTGTACGATGCGGCAACAGACCCGTTCCTGACCGAAGACCCTAGAGTTGAACAGATGCTCAATTACAGCGCCAGCATCGGTGACATCACGCAAGAGCGGGCCGATGAGATTTATGCGGCCATGATTGCTGTGTCTGTCTCGTATCCGGCCTAACGTCATGGATCAGGAGCAACGGCTTGCGGACGAACGTCATGCTGCTGTCATGGGAGCAATCGAGTCAGTAATTAAAAGGCTTGACTCGCTGAACGGACGGACCCGCATTTCGGAAGTCGAAATTGCTGTATTGCGCGACAGGGGGAACCGGGCGAATGCGCTGTCATGGTCGAGTATGGGTAGCGTGATCATGGCGGCGATTTATTGGGGCGTGAAGCGATGATCATCGAGATGGTGCGCGACGACTGCAACGATCAGCGGACACTCGGCACGATGACATTTCCTGATGGGTTCTCATGCCACACCCTCGAAGATCCCGTGCGTGACGGTCCCAAGGTCTATGGCGACACCGCGATTCCATCAGGGTCATTCAAGATTACCATCTCGCGATCAAAGAAGTTCAACAAGCTCTTGCCGATGATCCATGCCGTGCCGGGGTTTGGCGGCGTGCGTATCCATTGCGGAAACAACCAGGAGAGAGACACCTCTGGATGTATTCTTGTTGGGATGGAGCGCGATGCGTCAGATGGGGCGTATCTCCAAATCAGGAACTCGCGTGATGCGATGCGGGAAGTGCAGCCACGTATCTCAGATGTGCTGGATCGCGGAGAAGAGGTCTGGCTAGACATCATTACGCCTCGCGTCACGACCGAGGAGAGCTTTGCCCTCGCGGTATAGCTTCGCGCTACGACTGTTGTGTTTTGCCATTCTCGTCTGGGTTTTTATCCCACTACCGCGCCAGCAGGCGGACATCCCGTGGCAACCATTGACACAGGAACAGGTGAATTATTGGCACGTCTTCGGCGTTCCCGATCTCACGGTGGCGTTGTGGGAAGAAGCCTGTGGGGGACCGGCCATGCCTGTAGCGGAACTCGCATTGCCTTTCTACGTGAACAGCGTGTTGCCTCATTGCACCATCCAGGTAGCCGTCGAGTGCCCACCGGACTGTGACCTTTACAAAGTGTTGCGTGAGGACACCTCATTGCGCCGTATCGACTGACCGTGAGTCTTGATGAATCCATTGCGAATGTTTAGAATACACAGGCGGGTATCCGACCTAGTGCGCGTATTGAGAGAGGGAGCAATGAAGAAAAAACTGTGGAAGAGTAAGACATTCTGGTTCCAGCTTTTGTCGGCGGGTGCAGCCGTGGCAGGGGTCATCCCGTTGCCGCCGGAAACGCTTGCTGTCATCGTGGGGCTGATCAATATCGGCCTACGACTGGTCACCGATAGGGGAATCGAGGGCGTGGGTACCGCTACGGAATAGGGATCGGCTTCTTGTATCGCACCGCTCCGCAGGTCACACACGCTACTCTCAGAAAGCTTCGGCCGAACCCGACCCATGTGCATTCAGATGCCGGGGTCGGGCGGAAGATCAGTAGGGAAGACGGGAAGGGTGCGCTGCCTCGACCGTCCCCAAACTTCAATCTCCCCTTGAAGAACCGCACCTCGACACCATCGCGTGGTCGCTGTCGGTCAGTATCCCAGACGTAGTCATGCCACCACCGTGTGTCCGTGCGACTTGGGACGAGACAGACAACCAGTGAGCCTCCACGCGCTGCGCTACTGGCTCGCTCTAGGAAGGGACGTATCTTACTGTAAGGGGGGTTACACCAAATGCGCCTCCCGCGTGTCTCCCAGTCCTTCTCTAGCGAGTCCACGAGGTATCCTGGTACCACGCAGTTCTCTTCCGTCGCCGCTACGTCGATGTCGAAGTTAAACTCCGCATGTAGCGCCATGAAAAGATCGGGAGGGGTAGTCCATTCATCGGAAGAACGGGAGAAGACAGCGTCAGTGTTCATGATTCTGGTGGGTCGGATGATTCGATGCCTACCTGGAATCGGCTCCCTGTCATCGTGAGAATTCCAGACGCATAACTGATTAACAGCGCAAGGATGCCCGATTCCGGCAGCACCACAACGGCGGCGGCGAGTCCTACCGTGGCAACGATGTTAATCGCGATAGTAAGGTTCAGCATCTCAAAACCTGCCTGAGTGCAAAGTCGTGCCGAGGCTGATCTTGTCGTCCTCTCCGCGTACGAACATGTCCATTCGCTGAACGACCTTGCGTACGCTGTCTGGTTTCGCTGACAACTCACGGCCGATTTCATCGACGGTCATGGGTCGAGTCGAGACCAGGGATTTCACGCGCTGCCACAACGGGAGCGATCCCGCGAGGTCGACACTGTCCGCTACGTCAAACCTGTCCACTCTGGTGCGATCTGGTGAGAACGAGAGCCTCAGTCCGAAGGTCGAGAGCCGCCTGCCGGTGTTTGATTTTTTGTGACTGAGCGCGACCTCCACGACATTGCTCCCATCACCCTGATCACCGTTTCGCTTGACCAGCCATACCGACCGAGCGCCATTCGACCAGAATACACTCCCAAACGGCTTGTCCTCTCCATGTTCGTGCGATTTGGTGGTGTGCGCGAGATGCAATGAGCCTATCCCGAGATACCGCACCGCACGGAAGTAAGCAGAAGCATTTTCGGCATCCTCGGGACGGCCCGGCACAGCAAAAGCGATACTGTCACAGACGATATATTGGATCTGATGCGTGACGATGTGCTTCTGGAGACGAGCCATTTCAGCCACGAGCGGACCCGCGCATCGGACGTAGTGCAATGTATCGCGGGGCATGGAAGGACCATTCAGACGCTCCAGACGTTCCCGGTGATCCTCTGGTGAGAATTCCCAGTCAGCGAACAGAACCTTGATCCCGCGACCAGCGAGCGTTGAGGCGATATGCAGAGCGAGATACGACTTTGCGGACCCACCATCACCAAAGAGGATCATCGGGTGACGCTGCAAAATGGGGAGACCCGACACGTCCCACTGGCTCTCTGGTGACGGGAGAGGGTAGTCGGCTAATGGTTGGATGACACTCCCCTTACCCTCGGCCCGTGCGACACGTAGAGCCAGTGTCTCGACGGCTCCGACCCAATCAAGCGTCGACCCTGACGGGCCACTACGACCAGCGAGCGATGAGGCCGTACTCGCACGGGTCCGTTGTGAACTGAAATTCAGAGAGGACCAGAGCAGGACACCGTCGACCGTTTTCGCACCCTCAATGGTGGTGGTCACGGTTAGCTCGCCGTGCAATTCCCGGCCCCTGTCCCGATGTAGTTGCGATGCCTCCAGTGTGATACCGAGTCCTGGGTATTCCAGTCTGTATAGACCCTCGCCAACCCGCGTAAATATCTGGTCGGATTGCATGACCTCTGGAGGGATCGCAGAGGATGACACAAGTGCCGGTGGGGTATGAGAGAGGGTGATAAGATCCGCAGCCGTATGACCCTTGTCGAGCCACGCACTGACATCCCC